GTATTAGTAACAGGTGATTCGACTTCGATTGAAGCCCGGGGATTGGCATGGGTCGCGGAACAAAAAGATTTACTCGAAGCATTTGAACAGGGTCGAGACGTATATTCAGAGTTTGCAAGTACGTTGTTGGGGAGACCCGTACGGAAACCAGAGTCCTATGATCCAGAACCAGTAGCAAAAATATTAAAGGCTGGTCGGGATTATGGTAAAGCATACGTTCTTGGTTCAATTTATGGGATGGGTCCGACACGTACGCTAGTTGAAATGAGAAAAATTCCATCGCTCGCGGAGAAAATTAAACGGGGAGAGATTGATATAAATGATTGCAAGCAAGGTACTAAATTTTTCCGGCAAACTTATCCGATGATCCCTAAATTTTGGGGTAACGTAGAAAAAGCATTTAAGGTAGTAACGAAATATTCCGATCAGGTCCGGCCAGTTGGACCCTTGGTTTTTTATTCAAAGGGTATGATGGTATACCTTCGATTACCGAGTGGACGTGAACTAGGGTATCCGCATTGTACTATTCGACGGAGCGACAGTTCGATCAGGTGGAAATATGGTCATCTATGGGGTGGGAGTATAACCGAAAATATCGTACAGTCGATGTGTCGTGACCTCTTAGGATTTTGGATATTGGAATGTGAGAAGGCCGGACTATCTGTTGTAATTCATGTGCATGATGACTTGACTACAATGGTGCCGAAAGAAGATGAAGAGGGTGCTCAGATGACGGTTGAAAAAATTATGCTAACAAAACCTGCATGGGCCGAAGGATTGCCGTTGGCGGTTGAGTCCCATACGGGAGATAGGTACGAGAAATGAGTCTTGAATTTATAGCATGTGCGGCGATTAAGATCCCCTATAATTTATTTACGGGGATAAATCATGGGGTGTGTTTTGGAAAACTTAAAGACGCCGCACAACAAGGATTTCTAGCCGACCAGTATAGTGGTAGTAGATTTGTTGATAGATACGAAGCCCTTAAAATAGCGAAAGAAGCGGGGCAAACAATTAATAAACATAAACCAACAAATATGTTACTATCCAAAGATCTAAGTGAGGATGAAAGATTTAGAGGATGAAAAATAATGGGCGACACTTATAGACATATTCTTGTCGAGATGGCCAACGAACACTCAAAGGAACTAGGCTTCGGGGGAATTGAGTTCGAATTTAAGTGGCATCCCCCTGATGTATTATCGGGCCATCTTCGAATCGTGTCAGAGGTGAATATCAAGGATACAGAAGTGTCTAAAGAAATAATAAGAAAAAGAATTATATCGGCCCTCGAACAAATTAAGAATTTAACAAGAAATGATCTCGTGAGACTATCGAACCAAAATGAGAAATAAAAAACAACAACTTGGCGAGGGTGTGGTAAAAATGATCCATGCTAAAGACGCGGGAGAGAAATTTAAACCCGGTCGTAAGGACGGTGGTATAGCGACTAAACCAGTGGTGCCATGTCCAGATATATCAGAGAGGGAAGTCCTCAAAGGATGTATCTCATGGCTTAAACGACACCGCGTAGGTGCCAAACGATTAAACAATGGGATGTTTGACACGGGTTGTGGGCCTCGTCAATACGGGATTAAGGGTGCCGGGGATATTCAGTGTATTCACAGGGGAGTGCATATTGAAATCGAGGTAAAACGAGGTCGAGGTGGAGTGCTAAGTTTAAACCAGCAAAAACATCGTGACTGGGTACTTTTACACGGCGGAATATATATGGTTGTCCATGGTGTCGAGGAATTAGAATATTATATGTTACCCATATTGAGGAACTTATAATGCGATGTGATGAATGTAAAGCCTACCATCCGAATACGCATGATTCTACTTGTAATAGGGGCACTTGTCGTAAAAATTCCCCAATAGTATTACGGAGCGGTGAATATGGGAACGAAACAGTTTGGCCCGAGGTAAAGGTTTATGACTCTTGCGGGGATTTTGAGGAGAATAGATGTTAATTAAAGGAAAAAATTCCTCGCAGGATACCGAGATAAATTTCGAAGCCGGCATCGATTTAGGTTTTTGGGCTTTACCGGTTTCGATATGCTGGATTTCTAAACCGAAACTCTACTGTTTATCCGGTGGATTTGACATACTTTTTCGTATTCTCTGTTTCCAGTTCTCATGGGGGATATGGAAATGGGACCACGAAGTAATTGATGTTGGTAATTCAATTGAGGAGTTATTTAATGGACAATATTAAGAGGTCTGTACACGTATCTACAAGTTTTATACGAGCGAAGAATAAATGTGACTATCTATGTTACCTTAAATATTTTCTTGGGTTACGAACAATACACGACACCGACCCTCAACGGTATGGGAACCGGTGGCATACTTGTCAGGAAATTCTTGGCCGATCACCCGGGGTTTGTACTGACTGTGCCCAGAAGGCCGCGAATAGCCCGGAGTGTCCATTCTGTGGGGGCGAAGGATTTATCCTGGAAGATCGGATGGAACGAGTAGTCGAGTATCTGAATAAATATTATGCTACGGTGCCCGACAATAAAGATCGAAATGAATGGCTGACCGAGCGGGCGAAAGTGATGTACGGTATGGCGGCGTATGCGTGGTATTATGCCGACGATGAGTATGAGACCCTCGCTACTGAATTAAAGTTTGAACTCCCAGTCATAAACCCACGTACGGGACGAACACTTCCGAACTGTAAGTTAGTCGGGAAAATCGATAAATTGGTCCGAAACCAAAATGGCATCGTGATGATTATGGAGCATAAGACAACTTCGAGTTCCTTGAATTCTGACTCGACATTTTGGGGCAACCTCCGTTTGAACACACAGATTAGTATGTATGTCTACGCCGCCCAACAGATGCAACTCGCCGGGGACTTAGAAATGTACGGGATCAAAACGACCGACCCACTTATTCAAGACTGTGTATTCGATGGACTACATAAGCCGGGTATTGCCCCGAAGAAATTAAGTCAGAAAGATTCTAAAGAATTCGTTGAGACCGGGAGATATTTCGAGAAGAAATTTGAAGTCACCCATAGTAGTGTTGGAACTCTTGTAGACGATGAATTAGCCGTAACTGAACCCGGGGCCAAAGAAGGTACGTTTACCATCCGCGAGACCCCTGAAATGTACGGGATGCGGTTGATGGATGATATGAGTGAGCGTCCGGAGTTTTATTTTGGCCGACGTGAAGTTGCCCGAACTAAAAAGGATATTGAGAACTTCCAGAAGAAAATTTATAGTATTTACCAAGGCTATAAGTTTATGTGCCGAACAGAAACGTGGTCGAAGGATGAGGATCAATGTGAAGCTACCTACATCTGCGAATACACTGGATTGTGTTATAATAACGTAGACCCGACAGTTGGAGACATACCGGGATTTAAACGAATATTTGAGGATAAGAAATGAGTATTGGGACGACAAAAATTTGGCCGGGACTGAAAAGATTGAATGAAGTTCTGAATATGGTTGTTAAAGACTATGGATTAAGTGATAAGCATGAGTTCACACAGGTCGCATATAGCTAGAATAAATTGAAAGGAAATAAAAATGGCAGGGAAAGGAGCACCACCTCCAATAAGTAAAAATAGAAAAGCGAAGGCGGCACCCGCACCGGTGAAGGCGTTCTCCGTGGGTCCATGGACCGATGAAGGTGAGGGAGAAAGAATTCTTATAGTTGCAGACTCCGGTATGGGGAAGACAACTTTAGGGGCATTAGCCCCTAAACCGGTATTCATCGGTATCGATGACGGCGGGCGAAAAATCAAAGATCCGAGAACCGGAAAAGATTTACAGAAAATTAAAGGTGTTGAAACATACGAGGATGTCCGAAGTGCTTTACAACAACCTACTCTTTTCGAGGGCTATAAGACTGCAGTAATTGATACTTTTACTCTTGTAGAAGGTCTCGCCGAACCATTTATGTTTAGGACAATTAAACATGAAAAAGGCGGCACCGTTAAAAGTCTCGAAGGATACGGGTATGGTAAGGGGTACAAACATTTATATGATGTGATGGTGCCTTTCGCCGCGGATTGTGATCGATTAATTCGAGCCGGTAAAAATGTAATATTGATTTGTCAAAAGATGAATGTTCTTCGGGCAAATCCCGGAGGTGAAGATTTCTTAGAGGCGGGTCCGAAACTCTCGCATCCGAAAAAAGAGAACAATTCTGTGCGTCTATATTACAAAGAGTGGGCAGATCATGTATTCTTCATTGACCATTTCGGCGTGGAGGTTAGTAAAGACGGTAAAGCCACAGGTGGGGTAAAGCGGGCTATTTTTGTCCAACCGGAAATGCACTATGTGGCAAAAACTCGTAGCCTAGAAAAATTTGATGGGCACCGGGCAGTAGCTTTTGAGTCAAAAACTGACGACACACTGTGGCAATTTTTATTCCCGGGGAGTGAGTGATGGTCAGACGAATTGGACGGAATAATCCATGTCATTGTGGGAGCGGGAAAAAACTAAAGCGGTGTCATGTTATCGCCCGCAGGATTCCTCCTGCGAGACCCAAAGTAGAAGAACTAGAGATTGATAGAATGTTTTGGCAAGAGTATAATGAGATCGTCCAAGACCCCCGACATTTTCCATCCGATCTGGTTCCATTTATAGTTAAAAAACGAATGAAAGATTGGTTAAAAAATTTGCGTAAGGATAAACAAAAAATAGTAGAATTAGTCGAACCCGAAAAAGAAATTGGAGGGGGGGAATGATCTGTAAATTCTCCACTGGGCGGTTTGCAAAAAATAGTTCAGTGTGTATTTTTAGGCCCAAACCAAGACTGTATGGTTTTCAAAAGGTTATCTGGTGTGGTGGCGATTTGAATAAATGTTGTCCCATAGAAGAGCTAGCCGAAAAACAAATACGGCAAGGAAAGTTTATTCTTGAGAAATTAAAAAATGAGAAAAATAAAGAAGTTTAATTAAGAAAGGGAAAGAACATGAGTCTAATTGATAAAGTGGGGACATTCTTAGGATATGCCCCGATCCATGGTGTGGATACAACTAAGAAGGGTTATCCACAACTCGTCCTCCAGTGTGAAGCATCACATTACTACGACGAGGACGTAGAAGATTATGTAGAAGTTACGGAGCAAGAGTTACGGGCGTACCTCGTACTCTATGGTAAGGAAGGGAAACCCATCCGTAATTGCGAACAGGTGAAGAAGGTCTTTGATTGGGACGGACTCTCGTTCCAAGCCCTTGCTGAGAAGGACATTAGCGAAATACGTTTTCTATTCAGAGTGGAAGAGAATACCTACGAGGATAACACTACTTTGCAGGTAAGTTGGATCGATGTAGATACTGCAAGCCCGACCCGGCAAATCTCATCGCTGGATACAAAAGATCTACAAAAACTCGATGCTCAGTTCGGATTGGCGAAAGTCGGGAAGAAGACCGACAAAAAGAAACCGACCGGTAAGCCTACTGTTCCGGGTGCTTCGAAAAAGAACACTACGAAAAAAGATACAAAGAAAAAGGTCGAGGAAAAAACTGAGGCCCAAACTGCCACAGAAGCAACGGCTTCTGGCCCTCCCGCTCCCGTAGCGAGGGAAGAGAGAACAGGTAGTACAACCCGTGATGATGCGTGGGCCTATATCGAAGAGCAGATTCCCGAAGCGGCATTGTCCACTGATGATCGGGCTATCGCATGGACCAAAGCCATCGAGAAAATTCATAATGGTCCGGATGATGATACCCTCACTGGGGAAGAGTGGTTCAAAGTTCAGGAACTTATCCTAAGCGAGAATCTTCCATTCTAACAGGAGATAACTATAGGCCGATGTAAAAACTGTAAATTTTTTAGTGTTGATACTGATCGTTACGATGTGGAATTTGGGGGGTGCGACCATCCTAAGTTACAGGAGAACAGTGAATTGGTGCTTTACGGGGCCGATGACGATTATGGGGCATACTGGAGTGTGTCCCCCGAATTTGGTTGTATATTATTTGAGGAAAAATCGTGACTTTTGCTGAACAATTTGAACAGTATATTAAAAATGTATATCCCGCGATGCTACAAGAACTCGCCGAGGATTTGGGGGTCTCTACAAACGCTTTGATAGCGGTTGGTATTGGCTTCAACCCGATGCACCAGTCTTGGGTCTCTCCGGAACGCGACGAAACCGGAGAGATCATAGGACTAATGGAACGGTTATCATCTGGCAAAAAAATGATGGCTAAAGGGTCCAAACGTGGACTTACTTTTATTTTAAACCCTGACTATGAGATAGGAGCGAAACGATATGTACCCGGTAAGCATAACTGGATTGCCCTTAAACTTAAAGGGGATATTAATTGCCCAATCTGTGGTTCGGACCACTATTGTCTCGTCTCGGCCAGCGACCCTTATGACCCCGAAGCGGTCATTTGTGGGCGGGTATCTAATAACTCTGAACGGCACACCGGAGGTGGGTGGCTACATATACGCCGAGATTCCGGACGAGTTGGCAAGAGTAATCGATCAGCAC